GTGGCTTATAATGGTGATGCTTTAGTTATATCAAGTGCAGCTACTAATTCGGGTGGCAACCATGCACATACTGCTAATTCAACTGGTAGTAATGCTGCCCACACGCATAGCTTATCTGGTGCTGTTTCCAATAGTTCTTCCTTTGCTTCTGGTTCTTTCTCACCTTTATATGTGGATGCAATAGTCTGCACGAAAGCATAATAACATGGATATAGTATATGAATGCCCATTAGGTATGGATTGTGAAAAAGGTTCCCCAGATGGGAAGACTTTGAAACGCTGTATGTTTTATATGAAAGTTGCAGGCCAAGATCCACAAACAGGTGAACAATTTGATCGTTGGCAATGTGCTATGACTTTAACACCTGTGCTGTTGATTGAAAATAGCAACATGGTTAGAGGTTTACAAGCAGCTACAGAATCTTTTCGTAATGAGAATACTAAAGCCGCGGTTGCCATTATTGGCACTATGCAACAAATTGGCCAAGAACAAAAACAACTTAAGTAGTTGTTTCTTGGATATACAACAAAGGATTATTTATGTCTGATGCTGAGGACTATCGCAAGAGATATAAAAATGATTATGAATTATGGATGCAGGAGATAATGGGTGCAACCATTACTCCAGATCAGCGCATAGTTGCAAATGGCTTGCAAGAGCATAAATTTGTCTCTGCTAGTTCTGGCACTACTACAGGCAAAACTACCTTAGCAGCTACTACTGCATTATGGTTTTTCTCTGTTAATCCAGAAGCCAAAGTTGTTTGTACCGCACCTACTGGCCACCAACTAGAAGACTTGTTATTTGCTGAAATGTTAGCTTGGAAGCGGCGTATTAAATTTGATATGTTACGTGATGCTATACAGGTGATCAAAGATAAGTTTTTCATGTCTGGTTACCGTGATTGGTATATTGTTGCACGAACAATTCCAAAAGATAGCAAAGATAAATTAGGTGATGTATTGGCTGGGTTCCATGCACCATCCTTGTTGTATATTGTAGATGAAGCTTCTGGTGTTCCTGCCCCTGTATTTAAAGGGATTGAAGGTTCCATGATCCAGAAGAATTGCTCTTGTTTGCTGGTTGGTAACCCCACACGGCCAACTGGCTATTTTTATGACACACATCATAAGCATAAAGATCAATGGTTTCCAGCCACATTAAGCTCTGCAAATTCACCATTCGTCCAACAAGAATGGATTGAGCGTATGAGGAACTTGCATGGTGAGGATTCTGATTTCTTCCGTACAAAGATTTTGGGTAAGTTCCCATTAGGAGGAGGTTCTTCACTAATTACAATTGATCAAGTGCGTGATGCTATGTTCCGGCATAGTACAGTTACAGCAGCAGACTTTGACGATATGATTGTAGCAGGCTTTGATCCTGCGGCCGGTTTAAGAGACTATTCAATCTTGACCCCGCGCAAGGGAGCGTATATATTTGAACCAGTAAGAGTGCGGCAGACAGATACCGTAGACCTGATACCGAACTTGATAACGGAATGCCAGAAAGCAAAAGTTCGTGAATTATATGTGGAGTATAACGGCGTTGGTATTTCGGTCTGTGACCAACTAAGAAGGCGTAGGTTACCTTTTAAATTTTGGAAGGTTGTTACAAATACCAGGGCAAATGACCCAGAAGCATACAGAAATTTAAGAGCTGAATTATATGTAGGCTTGGCAAATAAATTTGATGAACTTTATCTTCCAGATCATGATAGATACATTCATGAGTTTCCAGAAATAAATTTGGAAGAAGATAAAGAGCCTGCACAAATTGAAGATAAAAAGAAACTAAAATCTCGATTGGGATTTTCACCAGACTTTGCTGACAGCGTTATGCTTTCCACATTTAGGCGTTTCAATTTTAATGGTGATGCCTATTCTGTGACAGATGTTGGCGCTTACCAGCAGATAAATGAACAACTGGTGCAAGAATCCATGTTTGAGAAGATTTAGGAGATATAGTGGGTGATCTTAGACAAACAACTGAGAAAAAGATTAAACCAACACATCTGCCTATGATTAAAGTGTCTGGCTTTTTTAAGTCCAGTATAGATGATGAATTAGAAGCTAGATTAGCTGGTAATAATTATTTAACTGAATTTAAGAAAATGGCAGACTCAGATGCTATTTGTGGTGCAGTTTTATTAGCAATTACAAAAATCTTCCAAAGTATTGAATGGAAGACTGTTAATGATGATAAGAAAGTTTTAGAACGTAGTTTGGCCAATGTTAAATGGCTGGATAGGCTTGAGGAAATTTTAAGTTTTCTACCCTATGGCCATTCTGTGCAAGAAGTTGTATTTAAGAAAGACACAGATGGTATGTTTGTTTGGGATTCTATGTATAATAGGCCGCAGACTACTATCTTGTATTGGAANCATGATAAGAAAGGTGATTTGGCTTCAATTACCCANCAAGGTGAAGAAGGTGAAGGCGAAGTAACTATTAACATCAATAAATGTTTGCACTTTGCTAGCATGAAAACAAGAAATAACCCAAAAGGAAAATCTATTTTTCGCAATGCTTATCGTGATTGGTATTACAGAAGCAATATTGAAAGAATCGAAGCTATTGGTATTGAACGTGATCTAACCGGGTTACCCGTAATGAANCCTGCTGAATCTGATGATTTAGTGGATGAGAAAGGGAAATTTACAGCATTAGGTCTTTGGGCTTGGCAAACAGTAAAGAACATTAAACAAGGCCATCAAGAAGGAATTGTCTTACCTACTGGTTGGGAATTTGATTTGCAAGGTTCTCCTGGTGAAGGGCAATTTGACCTGAATAAAGTTATTGATCGCTATGATGGAAAAATGGCTTTAAGCATGTTAAGCCAATTCTTAATTCTTGGTGTCATCAACAATTCAGGAAGTTTTGCATTAGCACAAGAGCAATCACATTTATTTTACCAAGCTGTTGAAGGCTTCGCTAATATGATTGCTACTGTTGTTAATACGCAATTTGCTGGCACAGAAGCTATGGCTGTTTTGAATGGTATTGAGCAACCTAAGTTAGTTCCAATCGGCTTGAATAAACCAGCCTTGGATGATTTGGCTAGTTTCTTAGGTAGGATGCTTAAATTCAATATTCTTACTCCTGATGATAAGTTGGAAGAATACTTACGAGATATTGCTTCTTTGCCACCGGCTGACCCTGGCACAGCAAGAGAGTTACAAGTTACACCAAAGACAACAACTAAAGATGATAATAAAACTATAAAGCAGCAAGCTAAGGATAAGGAGAAGATAGATGGGCAAACATCGTGATGCTGCAATTGTAAAATTTATTAATTCTCAACCATGGGCAATTTTGCCTGAGAATTTAGACATTATTGCTAGTGTGGTTGCTGACCACATGGCAGATAAACCTGTTGACCTTAAGGCCAGCCCAAAAGCTAAAGTGCTTAGCTCTGTTGCCTATCCTAATGTTGCTATTGTAGGTATTAATGGCACATTGGCTAAGAAATTATATGGCATGGATGCTATTAGCGGTGGGGAAACCATGGGTGCTATGCAGAAACGTGTACAAGCAGCTTTGGATGATCCTAATATTGAAGCTATTGTATTGCAAATTGATTCTCCTGGTGGCACTGTTGCTGGCACAAAAGAATTTGCAGATTTCATTGCTGCGGCTGATAAACCTATTGTTGCTTATGCAGATGGTTTGATGGCTTCTGCTGCTTATTGGATTGGTTCTGCTGCTGATAAAGTTGTAGCTTTTGATACTTCTCTTGTTGGTTCTATTGGCGTGATCGTTGCTCATCATGATTATTCTGCCAAATTGGAAAAAGATGGTGTGAAAGTTACTCATATTTTTGCTGGCAAATATAAAGCTTCTGGTAACGGCGCTGAACCTTTGACTGAGGAAAGCACTGCAATTATCCAAGATAGAGTTGATTATTTTTATACTTTGTTCGTGGATGCTGTGGCAAAACAACGTAATGAGTCAGTACAAAATATACTTAATAATGTTGCAAATGGCAAAGTATACATTGGGCAACAAGCAAAAGATATTGGTTTAGTCGATGAGATTGGCGGCTTGGATACCGCTTTGAAATTGGCTACTCAATTAATTAATGAAGGAGAAGACATGAAGAAGACCTTGGCGGAACAACTAGCTGAGAGTAGCTTAGATGATGCTCTTTTGGCGGTTGCGGAAGCTCATGGAATTGAGCTTACCGATGAACAGTTGGCGGCTTTTGCACCAAAACCTGTTGCTATCACAGTAGACCCTGAAATGCAAGCAAAACTTGACGCTTTAACTGCGCGGGCAGAACTTGCTGAACAGGCATTACTTGACAAGGCAGAACTTGATGCTCAAGAAGAACAACATGCACATATTATTTCTCTGCTTGCTCCATACAACCTCCACTTGAATGAGAGTCTAGTTGCTCTCGGAGAAGAAATTGCAGAAGATTCCTTTGCTACTGTTATTGATGTTATTGAGTCAATTCATGGCAAATACAAAACTCTTGAAGATAAATTGACAACTGTTACTCCTGATGCACATAGTGTTGAGGCAGTAATTGTTGACCCTAAAACCTTTGACGAAGCTTGCCGGATGGTTGCTGCTCGTGATTCTTTGGATTATGATCAAGCAAGTGATAAGGCAGCTACAGAATTTCCCGGACTTTTCACAAACGAATTTGGAGGACTTGAATAATGGCAGATCAAGGTAAAGTAGTTATTCGTAGGGCTATCCCCGCGAGTACAGCGCGCGGTTTGTTGCTTAGTGGTGCAGGTACGTTGTCTGCAACTCTCCGTGCTATTGGTGTTGTTTATGAAGGTACTGATGCTACTGAAACTGCTGGGCAAGTGCAGATTAGTGGTACTGCGTTGGTAACTTCTAGTGGAACTATTGCCGCAGGTAAATTGTGCGCTTCTGATGCTAATGGTAAATTGGTTGCAGTTTCCGCTGGTTCAGAGCATCTTGGCATGGCAGTCACTTTGGAAGCATCTTCTGCTGGCGAACTCGTCAGTTGCAAATTGATTTAAGGAGCTATAATTATGAGTATGATGACAGGTTATTCTGAGACTTTGACCAAAGTCGGTCTCAAATATACACAAGACCCTGATAATTTCAGGGCGGCTAAAATCTTTCCTATTTGCCCGGTTAAATTGCTTAGTTCCACTTTCCCTACTTATGATAAGCAATACTGGATGAAAAATGAAGCAGAAATTCGTTCTCCTGGTACTGAATCGGCTGGTGGCATTCATGCTCGTGGTACTGATTCGTATAAATGCGAAGATGTATCCTTTCATGAAGATGTGCCTGATGAGTATGTAAAAAATGATCCGGCTCCTTTGAATCCGCTCAAAGCAGCTACTCGGCGTGTTACAAGCAAAATTTCTATTTATGACGAAATTGATTTTGTTTCTAATTTCTTCGTAACTGGTAAATGGGGTACNGANAATACTCCTGGNACTCTTTGGAGTACTGGTGGGACTCCTTTGCAAGATTTTGACACTGCTAAACGGACTGTCAAAGTTGCAACTGGTCAAGTTGCCAATAAAGTTGTTTTGGCTGAGCCTGTGTATGATATTCTCAAACGTCATGCAGATGTTAAAGATCAGTTGAAATANACCACTTCGTCTAACGTCACTCCTGAACTTCTCAAACGTGTTCTGGAATTTGATGAGATTGAGATTCTTGGTGCTGTTTATGATAGTGCTAAGTACGGTGCAACTGCTTCTCAAGCATATATTGCTGCTGACAATGCTTTGGTTTTGGCCACTGCATCTAGTCCTTCTTTGGAAGAACCTAGCGCTGGTTACAATTTTGCTTGGACTGGTTTTGGTTCTCAAGGTTATGGTGTTCGTCAATTCTACCGTGATGTTCCGATGGCTACTCGCGTTGAAGTCCATTATTATCACATTATGAAGATGATGGCTGCTGATCTTGGTTATATGTTTATTCAACCTATTGCATAAGAGAGCGTTATGTCTGTAACCGTAGCAGATGTACGGTTAGAGTTGCAATCACCTACCCAGGTACTAGCTGATGCTGATATAGCTAGTATCCTGGTTAAGGTGGGCAATACTGACCTTAATTTAGTTTGCGCTGAGTGTTTGCGTTTTATTTTGCGCAAGTATCGTGGCAGAGTGCGCTATAGGATTGGTAAGTATAATGAAACTGTAGATCATAGAGAGTTGAGAAAACAAATTCAATTGTATATGTCTAGGTCTTCTGCTACAGATATTGAACCTACTGTAGCTGATAATACTGATGATCCTAACTTCTTTAAACGAGACGGGTTATGATGTTTGATGAGCCTCATACAGCTTATTTGGTCGTAGATACCATAGACAAATATAATGCAATTACTGGTAGTGTTGATACTAGTTTCAGTTGTATGATCGAAGAAGGAAGCCAATTTTTGTATGAGACGGGCCAACCGCAAAGTATTGGCCGTGGTATGATTTTTACATCTTCNACTTTNACNTTNATGGAAGGAGATAAAGTTAAGATTTCTGGTGTAACTTGGGTAATTAAACAAGTATCTTCTTGCCGTGAGAATGGCATTGCTCATCATACAGAGATCATTTATGGCTAAAGGATTTGCAGCTAACATAGTAGGTGGTATTGATCGGTTGATCAGTCGTTTGAATGAAGTTGATGTCAAATTAGCTGTTGAATTACTGCGCCAAACTTTAGAAGATTATCCTAGGCCGCCATGGAATACTGGTTTATTACGTAGTAGTGGTGCTGTTTATATTGGTGGTAAATTAATTGCACATAATCCTACATTCGGCCCTAATCCTAATGGTGCTTATGAACAATCAGGTAATTCCGGTTATGTTTCTGACGTTGGTGCTGGTGCTGGAACTATTAAAGAACTTAAGATTAGTAAAATTAGAACAGGGATAACTACAGCAACTACTTTNAGAGGCCAAATTACAGTTATTTATACTGCTGATATTGCAGCGGTTATGCACGAATGGCCAGGTGGTTTTACAGATTCAGAATCTGGGCCTTATTATATTTCTGCCAAATTGTTATCTTTTGGTGGCTCTTTTCATGAGGCGTTTCGTAATGTTTTTAAATGATTTAGTAGATTTGATAGAAGCAAATACTACACTAACTGTTGGTGTTGATTTATGGCCACATCATTTTCCTAGAGAAGAAGATACTGGTGTTACTGTGCATCTTGCTGGTGGAACTGAGAATGAAAGTAACATGATCAGATATATGTGCCAATTAACTTCAATTGGTGTAGATGCTCCAAAAGCAGAAACGCAATTAACAGAGGTATATTCATTACTTGCTTATAACAATGGTGTTATTTTAGCATCTGGAGAAATTTTTAATATTGTTCCTTTGAGTATTATCAAATTTCTGCACATAAACAAACATAATTATCCGGTATTTACTGCTTCGGTAGTAATTATCAAAGAAAGACTTTAACGGAGGTAAGTTATGGCTTTAGAATTAGGTCCTTGTCAAGTTAAATTTGGCACTGCTGGGTCGGAAGTTGATTTGGGCAAAACGCAAGGTGGTGTTGTTATTCATCTTTCCCAAGATGTTACTGATTTAATGTCTGATCAATTTGGGTCTGCACCAGAAGATGCAGTTATCACAGGTGATCATGCAGAAGTTGAAATTCCCTTTGCTGAATTGGATTTCGATCTTATTGCAAGTATTTTGAATCAAACTAAATTCGGTGCTAATGCTGGTGTTCCCGGAGAAAACAACGTAGGAACTCAAATGTTGGCAAATGCCCAAAGTTTGCTTTTGATTAAGTATTCTGCTGGTGTACCATCTACTGATCTTGCTGATCAAATTAGATTCCCTGCTGCGCATCCTAAGAGTGATGTTGAACTTACGTATGATGCAGAAAACCAACGTGTTTTGAAAGCTACTTTCCGTTGCTTTCCAAAGATCGTTAATGCTAATTGGGGTACTGCTTCTCCGGCAAATAAAACTGTTTTGTATATCTTCGGTGATGAAACTGCTACTTCCTAATAGAAAGGTTAAAAAATGAAAACTTTTTGTGGCAAACAATACTTGCAAGAAAATGCAGTATCTATTGAATTGTCTAATGGGCTAAAGTTCATTGTGGAAGAAATCCCACAAGGGCTATTGACTGAATTAGCTGAAGTTCCTGATGATGCTACAGATGCTCAAATTTTAGGTCTTCTTGCTAAATTTCTTGGCACAGAAGCATCCAATTTGCAGGGTATTGGACTATTAGAAACAAAAGGTGCTATTGATTTTTTAGCCAACAACTTGCTAAGTTCGAACTCAGTGCAGAAGACGACTCAAGATTAATAAAAATCTACACTATACTTAGTGAGTTTTCTCAATTCACAGAACAACAACTTGTTGAAATGGATGATGTTAGATTAACTTTTCGCTTTCAGGAGGCTCTTAGACAAAGAGCTTCCAAAGCGAGTTTGTTAGCAGCATTAATGTTGGCACCGCATAAAAAAGAAGCAGATCAGAAATGGACACATAATATGGTCCGTAAAATGCTTTTTCCACATGGTCATTTAGTTAAACTGAATCAAACGCAAATTAATGATACATGGGATTTACTGAGGGCTAAACGCAAATGAATATAGGGACAGCAGAAGGTACAGTTAATATCCGAGGATTGAAAAAATCCATTCGTGATTTGCGTAAAACGCAAGTTGAGTTGGAAAAGCTGGGCCGTTCTGTAACTAACAATATTCATAAGAATAAAGAGTTTGTTTCTGCGTTAAAAGCTAAGAGCGCATTNCATGCTAAAGTTCTTAGTGAAGCTAAAGGTACTCGCCAAGCGCATGTTGCTGTAACTAAAGCTTTAAATATACGTATTAAAGCATTAAAACATTTGCAAGCCATTCGACGCAGAGTAATTAGCACCAAAGCAAGTTCTATTACTTCTGGGTTATTCAGCGGTGTGAGAGGATCATTAACTGCTGTTTCTTCATTAGGTACTTCTTTTTCCAGGCTTGGTGCTGCTATTAAGAAGAATAATGAAGGAATGCAAACTTGGTGGAGTCGTTTTGGTGGCGTAGCAGCAGGCTTTTGGATTGCGTATAGGGCAATTAATGCTGTTGAATTTGCTATTTCAAATCTGACTAAAGCCTTTACCAGTGGCGTNACTATGNTNNATGAATATCGTCAATCTGTTGCNACTNTNNCCGGTATGTTAGCTTTGATGAATAACAAAACTGGGACTTTTGCTTCTCAATATGAGCGGTNTCAAAATGTAATGCAACAGACAATGCGTGAGAGCATTCGTCTTGCCCCCAGGTACGCCTTAAGTATTGATGAAGTTGGCAATGCTTATAAAGAACTTTCCCAATTTGGTGTAATCGTCCAGCGTGATATGGTAGACAATACCTTGAGTGCAATTGGCATGATTCGCGAAATTGCGGCCACAACTGGTAGTACAGCCCGCCAAGTAAGACAAGAAATTCAAAGTTTATTCACTGGTACAACTCGTGTTACAGATCAATTTGGTAGAATGATTAAACGCTCATTCCCAGAATTATCTAAATCTATTTTTGGTATTACTGCTGCTAATGTTAGTAATGCTGAGAAATGGAAATTAGTTATTGATCGGATGAGTGAATTTAAAATTGCCAATGAGGATATTCGTAAAACATTACAACGTCAAGCTATTGAATTGAAAACTAATATCCAAGTTATCTCAGGTTTAGCATTGGAGACTAGCCATATTTATGATGGTTGGGTGCAACAAATTAGAGATTTTAATGATCAGCTTTTTAATGCGGATGGCACATTAGCTGCTATGGGAGAAAAAATTTATTCTGCATTCTTCCGTGTTTGGCAAATCATTAGGAATATGATAAAATCAATTGCTGTTTTCTGGAATTTCGGCAAAGATTTGTTTCATATTATCCAAAGTTGGATTGCTCCTGCTTCTCATTTTATTGGTATACTTGCACGTTGGGCTATCTTAGTTGCAGCATTAAAAACTTCTTATTCTTTAGTCTTCAGTATTGTCAAACCACTTTGGAAGCTTTTAGGTGGCTCTGTTATGCTGAGTTTGGTAAAGAATACAATTCTTTTAGTGGTGCAGTTTAGAAAATTCTTTGGTGTTATTGCCTTGGTTGTTGGTGCTTTAACTGCTGGTTACCAAATTGGTAAGCAAATTAATGGCATTTTCAGTGGTTTGGGTGCATTATTAGGTGCAATCAGTGTGCCATTGGCAACTTTCTTTAGTAGCCTTTGGGAACAGTTTAAAGCTTTAATGTCTAATATTGGAACTTTTGTAACTAGCCCTTTAGATACTATTAAAAAGTTTTTACGTGGAGAAGATGTTGGTGTTGTTAAAATTCCTAAACTTGATCTTTCTGGTTTTACGGGTTTAGGGGCAAAAGCTAGTGCTGCATTTAGCTCTGGTTATAATGAGGGTATTTCTGCAGTTGAAGATGGTACTTCTTTAATTTTAGATGCAGCTAAAGATAAAGTTAAAGTTTTCTTTGCTGGCTTGAAATCCATTGTAACAGATAGCAAATTGTTTGATAGGTTGGTTACTGTCAAAGATCAACTTTTAGAGTTGCTAGCACTTGAACCTGTAACACTGCCCAATTTTACAGAATGGACTGGTAATATTGATGCTAGTGTTGACTCAGGTGTAAGTTCTCTGGATAAAATGCTAGCGAAGCTTAAAACTATGGCTGATTATATTTCAACAGAATTTAAATCAGTTTTTACAGATGTTTTTAGTGGCCAAATTAAAACTTTTGCATCTTTGTGGGATAATATATTAGGTGCTATGGTACATAGTTTTGAAAAAGCCATGGCAGATTTAACCCAATCTTATTTTGATGATTTTATTAAACAAACATTTTTTAATAAGTCATTAAAACAATTTGCAGGTGCAATTGGCAATTTCATTGGTAGTGCTTTCACTAGCCAACAAGCAACAGCTAATAATAATCTTGAGGCATTTCATGCTGAACATGGTTTTGCTTCTGGTGGTATTATCACTGAACCTGTTTTTGGTGTTGGTCGAAGTGGACAAACTTATAGTTTTGCCGAGCAAGGCCCAGAACGGATTTTATCTAATTCTGATAGTTTTACACAACCACAACAAGCACCCACAGTAGTTGTAAATGTAGTAAACAAGACATCTAAAGAGGTTGATGCTGAACAAGGAGCAGCTAACTTCGATGGTCGTAAATATATTGTGGAAACTATCTTGAAAGATGTAGATCAGGGTGGTAACCTTCGTGGATTGTTTAGGAGATAATTATGGCTTTTCCAACTTTAATAAGATCGCCAAAAAAGGTTGAAGTTGATAATGAGCCTAATGTCATTGAGACTGTATTTGAGGCAGGTTATGTGCATAAAAGGCAAAAATTTACAAAAACACGCAAATTATTTAAGGTGAGTTATGATTTATTGCCATTGGCAGATCTTACTGCTTTAGTCACGCATTTTGATGCTGTTGATCAATATATCTCATTTGATTGGACTGATAATGAGAATAATGTATTCTCTGTCTTTTATGCAAAACCTTTAAACTTTAAACGCGCTTTCCCTGGTTGGTATAGTGTGGACACAATAGAATTGGTAGAGCAATGAGAAATTTACCTGCAAACTTAATTTTAGAAAAGAACAAATTAGATGGGCAAGAAGCTTGGTTAATTTTACTAGATATTACTATGCCTAATGGAGATAAATTTTATTTTGTTCGTAACACAGAAGACCTTGTCTGGAATAANCAAAATTATGTTGCAGTTCCTTTNTCTTTGAATGTNAAGAANGAAGATGGCAAAGGTACAATTCCGGAATTAGAGTTGAGTGTCCCAAATGAACACAGGCTTTTCCAAGGTTATTTAGAAGCTTATGATGGTGCTATTGATTCTACTATTCTGCTTCGTGTTATTAGTGCTGCCAATCTAATGGAAGATTATACTGAATTAGAATTAACTTTTTCTGTTCTGGCTAGCGCTGCTAATAGTGAAACAATCGCTTTTACTATTGGGCCTCCTAATCCTTTGAAGCAACGATTTCCTAAAGGAAGATATATTGCTAATCATTGTAATTGGCAATTTAGAGGTGTAGAATGTGCTTATGCCGGTGCTGATCTAACTTGTGAAAGAACTTTAGATGCCTGTACAGCTAAGTTCAATTCGATTAGATTTGGTGGTTTTCCAGGATTAGATAGAATTGGAGTTAAACTTGTATAATGATCTTTTGGGCAAACAATTTGCATATCATGGAAGAGGCCCAGATTTTTATGATTGTCTGGGTTTAGTCATTGAGATTCATAAACGGAATGGCATTATTATACCAGATATTCAATCTTCAGATAATTTGACTATTATACATACAGCTATTGAAAATCACAAAGATTGTTATGAATTTGCAACTGGTCCTGGTTTTTTAGTAGTTGGCTTATTCCAATTAGTGCCAAAATATGTAACTCACATGGGTACTTTTTTAGATGACTATGGTAATTTTATTCATATATCCGAAGGTACTAATGTTACAATAGAGAATGTCAATAATGTGCAATGGTGCAGAAGAATACGAGGTTATATTAAATGGATAAACTAAAATTAGTATTAATTGAGAATCCATTTGATCGTAAATCTGGTAAAACGCAAATAAAAGATTACGATCATTTAAATATCGCCCAAATTGTGGATTTGTACGCTCCTGCCAATTTGCCCATCGTTGTCAGTATAAATGGTAAAGCAATACATACAGATGATTACGAAACTACATATCCCAAACCAGGTGATCATATAGTTTTTTCTCCTATGCTTGCTGGTGGGGGCAAAAGTACAGGTAAAACAATCTTACGTGTTGTTTTNNTTATTGTCGTAACTATTGTTGCTTATTATGCTGCTCCTGCATTAGTTAGCGCGTATGGTGGTTCTGTAGCTGGCTGGACTGCTGCAATCANGACTGTTGGTGGCGTTTTAATTAATGTTCTAGTACCGCCAATCGCTCCTAGTATGCCTTCTGGTCCTGGTGTTGGTGATACTTCTACGGACTCAGTGGCATATAGTTGGAAACCTAGTTTAACACAACAACAGGGATTAGTTCTGCCTAAATGGTATGGGAAAAATAGAATTAGGACAGGGAACATCATAAGCAGTAATGTTGAAACCATAGGATATGAACAAACTTATAATGCTCTAATTGGTTATGGTTTTGGCCCTTGGCATTCACTTATTGATTTTCGTGTAAATGAGCAAGATATA